GAAGAACAGCATCGGCTGAATGAAGCGCAGGCAGGCCGGGTCACGATCATACACGGCCGTCACATCGGCGCGGGCGGCTTGGCCCAGATCAGGCTCTGATTCATAGGCCTCATCGGCGATTTCGCGCAGGATCTGCTCGCTCATCTCGCCCGAGGCTAGTTTCAGCGAGAAACGGTAGGCCAGCGCGCGTTCCATGCTGGGGTGGTGCAGAAGGCTGGAATGAGCCAGACCGCCCAACAGTGGTTCGGTGCGAACCATCTCGGACGCCTCTTCGCGGATCCGGTTCCAGACCGGATCAATCGCGGCAATCTTGGGGTTTGTCTCGGCCATCGGCGGATCTCCTGCTCTGCGCGCAAAATAGCATATGGGAGGCGGTTGCGACAGAGGCAAGGCGAAGGGCGGATTTGTGCGCGGCGAGGGAGGCGGACACCACGGCGAGCGCCTGCAGGAACGCGGGGGCGCCCGGGGCGTAATTGCGCGGGCCGGGTTCGGCCAGCGCGCGCGCCATCAAGCTGCCGTTGCCCCAAAGGCTGTGGGCGCGGCCAAAGCGTTTGGCGTAGCGGTGGGCGTAATCGGCTTGTGTGATCAATTGGTTGGCAAGCTGGGCGTATTCATTCGCGGGCCGGGCGGCGATCAGGGCCGCCGCCTCGACCACATCGCCCAGCAGGCATTTGCGCATTTTACAGCGTGACCGTGACAGAGCGGAACGGCCCCGCGCCATAGCGTTGCGACAGTTGCGCCACCGCGATTGTGACCGGGCCGGACATGCCATCGGCGGCCTGCATCGCCGGGGTATAGCTCCATTCCGGGGCCGAAACCGTCACTTCGCGGAAGGTGTTGGCACCCGATGTCAGGCGCAGCAGGTAGGATTCCGAGGCCTCTGCTAAGGGCACCTCGACGGATTCCCAACTGTCGCCCTCTTGCCGGGTGCGGCGCACCCAGTTCAGGGCAACCGCGCCCGCCGCATCGCGCCCGGCCTTCAGATGCGCCACCGCATAAGGGCGCAGGCCGATGCCGGAAAACGCCTGCGTCTGCAGCACGGTCGCGGCGGCGTCATAGCCCGCATCCGTGGGGCCAAACCGATAGTAGCGCAGCAAGCCGCGCGCCGAAGCGGGCAGGTCGATCTGCTGCAGGGCGGTGTTGAACAGCACAAACAGGCTACCGGTTGGCCAGACCTGCGGCATGGTGGCGTCGGTTCCGGCCTGACCGCGCAATCTGCCCGATATTTCATAGGTTTGCGGAGCAACAAGCGTGGCTGTGGTGAATTGGATTACCTCCCAATTCTCGGCACTGCCATCGCCGATCAGGGCGGTATTGGCGCCGGAAAACACCGAAAATTCGCTGACCGATGACAGGCTGCCGGTTTCCAGCCGCACCCGCAGGGCGGCCCCGTGATCCCATCGCCCGGCATTTGCGAACGCGAGTTCACTTTCCGTCACGCCAAAGGTCATTGGCGCCTGAAAGGTTCGGTTCAACTGGTAATCAGCATCGCTGATCGCCGACCACAGGGCCGCAGGGCCTGTCCAGGGATCGGCGCTGACCCCGGCAAAGGGGGCGGATTCCGCGTCGCCATCGCGCAACAGCGGCAGGTCCAGAAACAAAGGGAACACCGGCAAGGCGGGCTGCACCGGTTGCCAGATGCGTTTGGCGGCGGTGACACTGGCGGATTGATAGACCAGCGGATCGACGCGAACGGCGTCAATCAACTGAAATTCGGATTGTTCCAGCCGGTCGATACGTAAATTCATCGACTCGATTTCCACGGTATCGCCCACGCCAAGCGCCTGGCGCGAATGTGGCAGGGCAAAGCGAACCGTTTCGCGCGCGGTGCGGGTTTCGGCCATCCAACGTTCGGCGATCATCGTAGCCTCAGTCGGCGTCAATGTGAGCGGGAGTTCAGATTGCGAGATGTTGTTGCCGGGGCCATCGGGCGCGCTGGCGGAAACGGTGGTAGCGGCGAAATCGGCTTCGGCCTCCAGAAACGTCAGGCGGATTTGCGACGGCGTCTCGATATCGGCGGCGCGGGTGCGTTCGATGCGACCCTCCAACTCCGACGTTTGCACAAAGCGTTCCGGATCAAGGGTTTGCGTGGCCGCACCCGTGCGGGCGACAAAGCGCAATTGCCCATCGCGTTCCACCGCCTCGGTCGGGAAGGCCAGTGTCAGCGGTTGCAGCGCGGCGCGCGGCGCGGTGATTTCCGAAAGACCATAACCGCGCACAATGCCGCGCGCACCCGTCACATCCAGCGCGTCGCCTGCGATTCCGCTGCATAGTTCGGCAATCACCGAGGACAGGCTGGCGTTAGAACTGCGGCCGTTCAGCCAGTGGCCGCGATCATAGTTCGCGCCATCGGACCACAGATCCTCATGCGCCGGAAAGGCGGGAAAGGGGCGCGCATCCCAGGCCCAGGCGGTGGAATTGGCGAAATCCAGCATCGGACCCGCATAACGCAACGCCTGCGGGTTGTTGTTTGGATCATTCCAAAACGCATGCATCGCCTGATAATAGGCCAGTTGCTGCAGATCATCGCGCAGGCCGTTGGAAAAGGAAGGCAGCGCGGATTCAGAGGATTTCACATCAACAAAGGCGTTGGGTTGGTTGGTGGCCTTGTCAATCGCGGCGCAACCGAATTCGGTAAAGCGGAAGGGCTTTGATCCGGCGACCCATGCGGTCGGCGTTTCAGACCGGACGCCATTGATCCGGTTGTGGTGCGAACTTGACCACCAGCCCCGCAAATCCTTGGGGCGGAACACCCAATCCTCGCCATAGGCGCTGTCCTGAATCGGCTGGCGCGCCTGCTGCGCTGCGGCATCAGCATCGGGATAAAACCAATCGAACCCCTCGCCCCCGGCGATGTTCGCCATCAGGTAACGCGGATCATGAGGATCGCCCCAACCGGCATCGGCATGAGAGGGGCCATCGCGCCAATCCGACACCGGCATGTAATTGTCGATGCCGATGAAGTCGATCGCGGGGTCGGCCCAAAGGGGATCGAGGTGAAAGAACGTATCATTGCCAACATGATAGCCGAAATATTCGGACCAGTCTGCGGCATAGGTGATCTTGGTTTGCGGCCCGAGGATGGCCTTGACCTCTGCCGCCAGCACCCGCAGCGCCTGCACGGTGGGAAAGCTGTTTGCGGCGCCACGCACCTGCGTCAGTGCGCGCATCTCGCTGCCGATGCAGAAGGCGGCAACGCCCCCTGCCGCCAGACACAAATGTGCGTAGTGCAGGATGAAGCGGCGATAGCTCCATTCCTGAAGACCGAAGTAGTTAACCTTCTGGCCGGTGATGCTGAAGTTTGAGGGCTGGCAGGTGCCAAAGAACGCGGCGACTTCAGCCTCGGCTGCGACCGTGGTGTCGGCAGAGCCGGGACGACCCGGCGCCTGGTTCAGGGTGATACGCCCGCGCCACGGCAAGGCGGGCTGGCCCGCGCCGCCTGTCCAAGGGTCAGGCAGGGTATTGCCCGGCAGTTGGTCCATCAGGATGAACGGATAAAACGTTACCTCCTGACCGGCGGCTTTCAAGGCGGCAATCGCCTCGACGATGGATTGATCGGTGGGAGTGCCGCCGTAAACCGAACGCCCGTTCAGTTTCTGAATCTCATCGGCGTGGGTGCGGGTAACGCCCGAGACGCGCCACGGCATCCCTTGGCCGTCAACCGTATTTTGTTCGACCTTTGGCCGAATCTGGCAAGACCCGCAGCGCAGGTCGCTGCCGAACCACGACGCCACCAGCGAAACCATGCCGCAACTGGGCACTTCTTCGACAAGCTGTTCCAGCGATGACAGGAAATCGGTCTTGCCGGTGATGGTGTTCACATTGGCAGAACGCTGTTTGACGAGTCCCTTGGAATAATGCACGGGCGTCGTGGCCAGCGCGTATTCCCCGGTGCCTGGAATAAGGCAAACCCCCGGAATGACAGAAGAAAGCCCCAGGGATTTCGCGGCACCCTCGCCTTGTGCCGGGCGCACCACCTCAAACGAAAACTGCGGCACGCGGTTGCCATAGGCGGAAAGATCAAGGTCTTCGATCACCACATAAGCGATGCCACGATAGGCGGGCGCCATGCCCGCGCCTTCGACCGCCTCGATCTTGGGGTCGGGCAGTTGCGTCTGATCGCCCTTGTAGACCCGCAGGTTCAACTTGTCGGGGGCAATTTCATTGCCATCTGCCCAAACCCGCCCGACCCGCAAAATCTTGCCGCCGCACAGCGCGATGGCCAGGCTGACGGTGTAGGAGTATTCGTTAACCGTGCGTGACGACCCTTTGCCGCTGCCAGAGCTGCCGACATGTTCCTGAAACCGGCTGGCCCAGATCACCTGCCCCGACACGCGCACCCTGCCCCAGACCTGCGGCAATGCTGCGCCTTCACTGGCACCCATGATGCGAAAGCGGTCCACCTTGCCATAGTCGATTGCCTCTGACCCGTTGCCCAGGATCTTCTGATCCAGCGCACGGCCCAGCGTGGCCCCCACCGCGCGGCCGATCACGGCGCCGGTCAGGCCCAGAACTGATCCGCCAAAGGCCGAACCGAAGGCCGCGCCGACGGCAGAGAGGATGATCGTTGCCATGGTCTATCTTCCTTCAGGGAACTGAAATCGCGCCACGATCTTGCGGCGCCATGGATCGGAAAGCGGCGTTTCCACAACGCCGTGGCCGGTATAGGCATGGATGAAGCTTGCCACGGCCCCGGTTTGCGCCTGAATCCCAAGGTGTTTGGCAACCGAACCGGGACGCATCCGGAATAGAAGGACATCGCCTGCAGCCTCGGATTGATCGGATTTCTCAATCAGCCAGTTGCGCGCCGCCCGCAGCAACTCTTCCCGGCCCGAGGGTTCGGACCAGTCGGGCGTATAGGCGGGGACGGTTTCGGGTTCGCAGCCGATCATCTCGCGCCAGACACCGCGCAGCAGGCCAAGGCAATCGGTGCCCGCCGCCTTGGCACTGGCCTGATGCAGATAGGGTGTGCCGATCCAGCCGCGCGCGAGGGAGACAACCTGTTCGCCCCGCGTCATCGGCCAAGGCTCCCACCGTCATTGGCGCGGCTGCGCACGGGGTAAGAGGTTAGCCAGTCTTCGCCCGGAATATGCGGAAAGCCACGATAGTTCAGGAAGTTGTCGAACTTGGCCTTGCAGGTTTCCATCTGCTTGTCGCAGCCAGCGGTCAAAAGCACCGCGTCCCCCACGGCCAGTCCGGGGGAAAGCTGCGTCCAAAGTTCGATGACTCGGTCGGTGCCGACGATGCGGTCGAATTTGACCACACCGCCAAGGTCTTTCGCGACACCAGATTGCACCTTGAACCGGCCTCGTTCGAACCAACCGGCGGCAAAGCCCGCCAGACCGGTGACAAAAACGCGCCTGTCAGTATCAAATCCGCTGACCGTGCCGGTGGCCGAATAGGCGGGCAAGGTCAGGTCAACGCCGCAGGCGGTATCGCCCAGAACCGCCGAACAGGCGCGTTGAAAGACTTGCCCCTGCGGTTGGTTCAGCCGGTCGGTCAGCCCGCGTAGCTCTGCCTTGAAGGCGCCGCCCACTCGGGTGATTTCGCCGAAATTGCCGCGAAACTGCTCGATCCGCTGGGTCGGATCGTTCCAATTCACCAGCCAGACCCGCACCTCGGCGGCATCAAAACGACCAGCCAGAATATCGGCCTCGTCCACCGCCGTATCCGACAGCGCGCCCATGGTTTCGGTATTGTCCACCGAAAGCCCGGTTGCCTGCTGCAGCGCCTTGGCCGACATGCCGCTGCTGGCCTTGAAGGCAATGCCGTCAAAGGCAATGCCCGCGTCATGGTCGGTGAAGCCGTAGATGGTGCCATCTTTGCGCAGCACGGCCCAGGCCCGGCACAGGGTTGTGCAACCCGATTGCAGATGCGCCAGAAGATCATCGCGCGCCGTCATAGCCGCACCTCGATGACCGGCACATTCGGCAGATCGCCCGCGTTGAAGGCCGCGACCGATGTTTGCACCCGGTCGGCATCAAAGCGCACCGGCACGTCGAATTCAAACCCCGCTGTCACTGCGGTGCCAATGTCGGGCGCCACAGTGAAGGTGACGGTGCCGTTGGTGGCATCGACGCTGAAATCCGTGCCCTCGGCCTTCGGATCGGTGGCGACGGCCACGATGACGGTGCCCGCCACAGGCTTTGCAATGGGGCGGGTGTAGGTTTCATCGCCCGACAGGTAGGTTTTCGACAGCTGAAACTGCCGCGTTACACCGTCGCCGGTGCCGATGCGCTGATCGGTGGGCGATGGCCGTTCCGCCGAGGCGCAGGATTTGTAATCCGACCAATCCTTCCAGCGAAAGGCGCGCAACTGGCCACGCCGCGCCTCGAAAAACGCCAGCAGCTGATCGACATCGGCCAGGGACCGCAGACCAAAGCCCGCGTCATAGCGGCGGCGGGAATGTGCCCAAGGGGTGTTGCGTTCCTCAAACCCGTTGGCAAGGGTGACGATCTCGGTCAACCGCTCTGGCCCGCCCAGCGAGCCAAAGCTGATGTTGGCGGGAAATCTGATTTCGTGAAACGCCATCTTTCACCTCACCGGTTTCTCTGGCCGCGCGCCAGCATGCGTTGCGCCTGTGCCGCGATCTGGCTTTGGCTGCGTTGAAAGCCCTGAACATCCGGGGTGGAAATGTTCATCACCACCGTGACGGCCTTGGCCGAGCCTGCCGCCTGCACGCCCAGACGGCCATCGGGGCCACGCGCCAGCGGCATGATTGCCTCTGGCCCCGCCTCGCCCATCAACCCCTGCCCGCCGCGCATGGCAAAACTGGTGGGGTTGGCCACGACGCCGCCTTTGGCAAAAGGCGTCACCCGGCCTTGCGAAAAGCTGCCGCCCTTTTCAAATGGCAACAGCCCACCGACAAGGCTGTTGATCCCGTCGGCAATCGCACCGCCCAAGGCCTGCTGCACCGGGCGCATGGCGATGTTATAGACCTTGTCGGCAATCGACTGTGCGACCTGACGCAAGGAATCCGACAGCTTTGCGCCGTCAAACACCAGCCCGTCAAAGGCCCGCCGCAGACCGCCGCCGATACCGCCCGACAGCAAGGAAACCTCGCGTCCGGTGAAGGTCAGGCTATCGCGCATCCGCGACAACTCGCCATCAAAGGCCGAAACCATGCCGGTGGTACCGCTTAACGTGGTTTCCAGCGCGATGATCTGGTCCTGTAGCTCTGAAACACTCGCCATCCGTGTGATCCTAACTTTTGTCCGGGAACGCCGCCGCCAACTCTTCCAGTCGCGCCCGCGTCAAGGGGGGGGTGCCGGGATCGACCCCCAGCATCAGCCGCAATTCGATCGGGGTCAGCCGCCAGAACTGATCCGGCGGAAGATGCAGCATCCCCAGGCCCGCCCGCATCAGCGCGGGCCAGTCTATCGTCGTCATCCTTCACCCGGCAGGGCAAAGGCGCGCGCGAGCAGTGTCGCCGCCGCGCGGGCCGCCTCAACCGGGCCGCCGCCGATTTCCACCGTGCGCAACTGATCCGCCGTGCCCTGCCAGCCGCCACCGCGCAGCCCCGCCACGATCAGCGCCAGCACGTCGCGGCTGGAAAACCGCCCCGTTTCAAAACGCTCGACCAGATCAATCAGCGATCCGGCCTCCAGCGCGGTTTCCAGTTCGGCCAATGCCCCCAGCGTCAGCTTGGCGGTGTGGCTTACACCATCCAGCCAGATCGCCACTTCGCCTGCATAAGGGTTCGCCATCAAAGCGCCGTGAAGCTGAGGGCACCTGCCGAGGCCAACGACATCTCGAACGTCGCCTCGCCGTTGTGGCTGCCCGCGTATTCAATCGAGGTAATCTGGAACATGCCCTGAATCACGCCGAAACTGGGCACGACAACCTGGAACTCGGGCATCTCGGCATCAAAGAAGATCTGCCGCGCGCGCGCATCGGTGGTGGCATCGCGGAACACGCCAGATCCAGAAACCGCAGCGGTCTTGACGCCCGCGCCCGCCAGCAATTCGCGCCAGCCGCCCGCGCTTTCCAGCGAGGTCACATCCACGGTTTCCGCGTTGAGGCTGATCCGCGTCGCGCGCAGGCCCGCCAGCGTGACAAACTGGCCATCGCCCACCATATCGACCTTGATCAACAGATCCTTGCCGTTCTGTACCGCCATTTTCATCTCCTGTTGAAACGCCCGCCAAGGGGCTTGGGCAAATCAAAGCGCGATGCGCGCCCTGAACGTCATGTCGATGCGCCGCACAGCCCCCTCGCCCAATCGCCGGGCAGTGGCGCGCATGAAGCTGATCGACACCAGATCGGCCCCCGCAAGCGTCAGATGCGCGTCCACCAGCGCCTGCGACACCGCACCCGCGATCTGCTTTGCCGTCAGAAACCCGGCCTCGTCGCTGATTACCGCAACGTCAAAGCG